TCCCCCCACATTAACACACCTTTGGTGTGTGTGGGGGTCCCCCCTGGAGTGGAGATGGGTATGTGGGTAAAAGTAAGCCAAACAAGCCAAAAGCGGGGTATTTGGTTTTTAGGGGTGGTGGAGCGGGCAAAGAATGGGTGAGCTTCAACGGTTTACGTTCTGGAAAACCCCTAACATTCCAGCAAGATTCCGGAAACTGGAGTGAATTGGCATAGAATTGACGTAAGTGGTTGATAATGGTACAGCGTATAGAAGTTGAATTAAATATGTTAGGGGTATGGTGAATTCGCGTAAAGTGTTGGCAGCCAACAGAACTAAAGTTACTTCAGGGGTTCGGATTGTGGGGGGAAATTTGGGGGTTACAATTCGTATAAAGTGTTGGCAGCCAACAGTGCTAAATTTTGAAAGTTGGTGTTAGGGGTGGTGGTTTGGGTTTTGAGGCTGGGGAGATGCGGAAGGTATCGGAATTGGAGTGAGGGGTAGAGGCTTCGAAGACAGACCCGGCATGGGAGCAACAGACCTGGTGGGCGGTGCCGGCTGGGAGGTGGATGATGGATCCATGGGAGGCTGGGAAGAAGGTATGGGTGCCGGTTTTGGGATTGACGGTGGTGATGAGGAACTGGCCGGATTCGACGAACCAGGTTTCGGTTTTGGCGAGGTGGTAGTGGAGGGAGCCGTGGGTATTGGCGAGGAAGTTGAGGATTTTGAAGGTATAGAGGGGGCCGTTATGGATCCAGAGTTCATGGCCCCAGGATTTGGTATGGGTGGTGGTTTGGGTGGGTGGAGGATATTTCATGTGGATAATTTTGCGTTTGAGGTTACCGCGTTCGGAGAGGCCCGAGCAGACGATATCGCGGAACTGCTGGCAGGAGATGTTCGGGATTCGCCGTCTTTTTTTCGTCTTTCGCCGGGTATTTTTCATGTTTAGCTGTCTATTTTGGGGATTTAGGTGTGACAGGATTTGTCCTGGGGGCATTGGCAGGCTTTGGATTCGCGGATCCAGCCGCCGAGGGTTTGGATCATTTCTTCGAGGAGAGATTCGGCTTCGAGGCGGGTGATGGGGTGGGTTTTGGGGTTTGGGGTGCGGGTTTGGCGATCGGAATGGGGTGTGACGATGAAGAACGGGGCTCCGTGGGCGGTTGGGGCGCGGATGAAGGCGAAGTCATTTTTCATGGGGGTGGTGGCGTTGGGGTCATGGGTTGGTGTGGGAGACTGCGGCAACTTTTGGACACTGGCGGCCTGGGTGCCGGACAGGAACAGGTCAGTGGCCAGGCAGAGGGCGATGCTGGCGACCACGGGGTTGGCCTGTTTGAGGTTTTGAAGGAAGTGGCTCAGGAGTTCCTGGACGGCTTTCTGGTCGGCTTGGGGCAGGTTGGCCAGGAATCGTTTGACGTCTTCGAAGGTGACGGTTGGTTCGTTCATGAGTGTTCGGGGTTGGGGTTATCTGGGACGTCGTGGGAGATGCAGACGGAGGCGATTTTGAACTGCATTGGTGGGACGTATTTTTTGGTTTTCGGCAGTGAGTTGTTGTGGAGGCTGCGGGCGCGGATGTAATCCATGGCCTCGGGGATGGAGGAGAAGAAGTTGCCGACGACCCGCTCTTTTTCGCAGAGGTAGGGGACCCAGGTTTTGGAACCTTCCGGCCGGCAGAGGACGACGTGGTAGCAGATTTTCATGCGGGTGATTAGGCTTGGGGGCCTTTGATGTAGAGTCCGCTTTTCTTTGCGAGTTTGCCATTTTCGACGAGGGCGTCAAGGGTTCGCGAGACGGTGCCGCCGTGTATGTTGACGCGGAGGACATTGGCTGCGTACTCGGTGATGCGGGTGCTGATGGCGTTGTGGCGTTCGCCCTCTTCGGTGCAGACGGCCAGGAATTCGGCCAGGTTGGCGGTGGCGATCTTGCCGGCTTTGCCGCGTTCGGTGAGGATTTCCTTGGGCTGGGGGTTGCTGACGGTGGCGCTGGCGCACTCGACCGGGGGGTCGGTCTGGATCCAGAAGATGTTCTGGGACGAATGGCTCAGGAGGATGGTGTTGGTCCGGTTACCGTTGGGGTGGGTGGCCTGGGCGCGTTTGCCGCGTTTGGCCAGGAGTAGCTCGTAGTTGGTGTCCTGGAGTGGGTTGAGCACCATGATGGCCCGGGCCCAGTTGGTCAGTTCGGACGAGCCGATGCCGTGGTAGGCCCATTCGGACATGCTTTTGACCGGGCGCGGGTTCTTCTTGGTGGGCTGGAAGTCTTTAGGGGGCTTGCCGCTGTGGTGGACCCCCAGGAAGGCCACGTTGGAGCCGGCCAGGATGGGATTGAGCCAATTCCGGCAGAACTGGCCGACGACCTCCTGTTTGGAGATGTCGTTACCGATAAAGGAAAGGAGGGGATCCACGATCACCAGGTCGGGTTGGTGGTGGTCGATCAGGCGTTGGAGGGCGACGATGAAGGCGTGGCCGGTGTCGGCGACGTTGTGGTTGGTGATGAGGCAACGCTCGAGCTGTTCCCAGACGGCCGTGTCTTGAACGATGCCCATGCCCTGCGCGATGCCCAGGTCCATGTCGTGGAGGTCGGCCAGGTCGTTCTCGGCCTGGATCATGAGGATCTTGAGGGGCCCGGTGGGGGTGATGCCGAAGCAGGGCCGGCCGAGCGCCCAGGTCATGGCCAGCTGCCGGGCGAGGGAGCTCTTGCCGATCCCCGAGGGGCCGACCAGGAGCGCGGAACCGCCTTTGCGCAGCCAGTGGTGGCCGGCCACGGTCAGCCCATCGTCATCGGCGTTGTAGTCGCGGATCCGTATGCTGCTGTAGGTGGTGCCGATCCCCTGGACCAGGAGGTGCCGGGACCAGTCGGTGAAGGAGGCCGCGCCGATGTCCAGGGCCAGGAGCATCTGGACCGAGTCGCCGCGTTTGGCGTCGGGGCAGCGGCTGAACCGGGAGGGGTTCTTGTTGTGGGCATCGGGCTTGTAGGCGGCGAAGTGGTTGTAGACCAGGTTGACCCGTTCGTCGTATTCCTTGCGGTTCTTGGCGTGGATCTTGACCCAGGCGTGGATGCTCTTGCCGCCCGAGTAGATCACGGCCGCACACGGCAGGTTGGACTTGGTGTAGAGTAACCACTGCTCCTCCAGGCTGATCTCGTCGAACTCGATCAGGGCGTGGCGAAAGGAGGTGACGTCGGAGTCGCGGCCGCGCCCGTCCTGGCTCATCGGGTTGATCCCGAGGTAGACGCCGACCGGTGGACCGCCCAGGCGGTAGTAGATGCTGTTGATGTCGATATGCTTCTCTAACTTGGCCAGCCACTCCTCCCGGGAGAGCACGGCGCCACCGTGGGGATCGCAGCCGATCGTGCCGTCCTCGGTGAAGCCGCTCATCACCCGCACGCCTTCCCCGGGCTCAAAGCAGCTGCGCAGGACCAGCTCGAAGCCGTCCCACTTCCCGTTGGGCAGCTCCAGACCGGCGGCTTCGGACAGGTCGTAGTCCAGGCTGGGTAGGGCTGGTCGACCGTCGGGGGGCCTGGTGGCCGGCGCCAGACGGTCGGGGCGTTCCCGGCGCCCGGTCAGGAGGTAGCCCCGGGGCTTGCCGAAATCCTTGGTGTCGGCCTCGCGGATCTTGTGTTCGAGGTCGGCCGGGGACCAGGGCGGCTGGCAGCCACGGTTCCACTCCTCGAGCAGGAGCATGGCCTCGTGGTCGGGTAGGTTGAAGCCCCACTTGAGCGCCCGGGCGGCATTGAGGGCTTGAACGTGTCCTTGCTGGCCTGAGACTGACGGGGGGATGGCAGCCAGGTATTTTTGGGCTTGTTCGAAAATAGTCATGGGGAGTAAAGTTCGATCGGTTCGGTTTGCTGGGTTAGTATCGTTCAGGGGCAGCCCCGGTTTGGTTGTTCGCCGGGGTTGCCTTCTTTGTCAGCCTCGGACTGGCTGGGTCCCTTCCGGCGTGAGCGTGCTGGCCGTGATGACGGCCACCGGCGGCGCCCCGGTCACCGACGTGATCGGCACACTCGCCACATCGCGGCCTTCGAAATAGACATCGCCCACCGCCAGGTCGTCGAAGCAAAAAACTCCAGAATGCACATCGAAACAACAGCCGAAGGTGGTGTCGCTGTAGTTGGTCGTTTCCAAGACCTTGGCAAAGGCGGCGCCCGTTCCCGACTGACGCAGGTAGTAACGTGCGCCTGAACCAGGCTGAGTTTCGATCCGGAAATCGTAGGACAGACCGCGAGTGTAGGTTGCCACCTTGCCTCGGTCGGTTCCGTTTTCGTAGACACGCAAATCGCCATTCGCAAAATACACCGCGTAGACGAGTTGAGCGTAATTCCCCGAAGCGAGACTCGGCCTCCGAAAACCGACCATGGCATGCGTGGTCCCCGTCGGGGTGTCCACCCGGCCCTCCAACCAGCCGCCACGCTTGACCTTCAAATCGAGCGGGAAAGCCCAGGCACTACCCCAACTGCCCTGGCCCTCCAGTATCAGCTTCTCGTCCTGCTGGGCGTTGGCCACCCGCCATTGGTTAAGATCAAGATCCTTGCCGTGGAAATCGAATTGCCGGTGGTGATTCTCACTTTGGTCAAGATCGAGCTCCTGGATTACCGACGGCTGACCCGGTTCCGGCCTTACCAGGAACATGTCGGCTCGGAGGTCCTGCACAAAGCCACTGGCCTGTTTGTGTCCCCCTCCGCCGAGCGCCTTCGCGATCACCGAACAGTCGAAGCTCGGCCGGCTGCGGAGCCCCCACTGCCGTTGGCCGTCGCCCCGGTCCATGTAGTAGCCGGCGAATGGCGAGGCGGGGTGGCGCTTGAGCAGCTCCTCACCCACCTCGGAGTAGAAGACCGTGGCATTGGCGACCGGCACAAAATACTGCTTCTCATAGCACTCGGGGCTGGTCTGGGTCAGGATCCTGGCCGGATCGTCATTCAGATCGAACAGCATCCACCGGGCATGATCGCACATGTTATCGACCATCTGCCTTTGGAGGTTGAGCGCGGTGATGCCGCCGATGATCATCTCCTCGCGTTCCCGGGTCGATTCCATCCGGTCCATGAGCCAGTGCCAGAGATTCATCTCCATGGGCCGCGACTTGATGTAGGCGCTTATGGCGTGGCTATGGGGCAGCTTGAACAGCCAGAGATCCCGGTCTTGGAGGTACTGGATGAACATGGGCGCAGGCTTGCCGGGATTGAAGTACTCCCAGGCCAGCATGGCGCCGGATTTGGTCATGTCGAACTTGAGCGAGATGTTATTTACTCGGTTCATCTCGGTGGTCAGGTCTGTCTGGAACGTGGTTTCGTCGATCAGATTGAGGGCTTGCTTGAACGCCGGCCACGAGAGGTCCTTCTCTGCCGTTGCGTGATGGTCGAGCACTACGACTTTGTTCTGGAACGCGGCAATCTCAAGCAACACCTTGGCCGGGTAACTGAAGTCCAGGATGTAAACGTCGCTCCCGGGATCGAGTGTGGGCGGCGCCTGGCCATAGAGCACAGGGATGTGCGTGCAGCCCGTGTCTTTGAGCGCCAGGTACGCCACCATGGCGGCACCAAATCCGTCGAAGCAGTTTCCGTGATAGAGGATGTAGCTTTTCATAGGTTGAGTCGTTTCAAGTCCAGTTCTGTCTGTTGCTCGCGGGCCTGCATATCGTCGGCAACCTCTCCGAGCATTTTGAGTTTTTCCAGTGAGGTGCATATCGATTGCATGCACTCGATTTCGTATGCAGCCTTCTCTGCCGTCATCCGGCCGCCTTCGACCCACTTGGGGTAGACGTTTGTCCGGAGGGAGAGTTCGCGCCGTGCGCAGGCCAGCATTTCCGCGTGACTGCGGGTTGGTGTTGGTAGTTCCATGTCAGTTTCGGCTGGGTCGTGATCTAAATTTGATGGTTTCGAAGAAAAACTCGCGTTCGGCTGGGGTGGCGAACATTACGCCTTCCAGTGTGGTCGACAGTTTGTCGACGAACTGATCCAGGGTGTAGCCCGACCCCGGTTTGGGCGCCCATTCCTTGTCAATGAACGCGAGTACGCATGGGTCCGTTTCAGCCGCATCAATCTGATCTAGCGCCTGGTCCAAAAGTGCTAGGTCCTTCCCGTGTCGGACCCAGATTCTGCGATAAGCCTCATATCGGATTTGGCGCACCGTCATATTACTTTCCGGCGTTGAGCGCGACGAAGAACTTCCGCGCATCCGCCCGTGTGGCCTTGCCGGCATTGGGGTGTCCCTTCTGTTGCATCACCCACCGTTGTTTGTAGGTGGCCAGTTGGAGATCCTTCTCCTTAAAAATGATGTCCAGCAGCACCGAGGCGTGGCCGCGCCCACGGACGCTGTCGAGATCCAGATTTGCCTGTACGAGGTATTTGGCCTGCGCATCAGTGACGCCTTTGGACTCCCAGACCATGGTGGGCTCGTAGAACGCGGCAGACCGGTTATCATGCTGAAGGCAGAATTCATCGGCGCTGATATATTTGGCCTTGCGATTGGCCAGCGCGGCCAGTTCTTGGCGCAGTGCAGCGGACCGTTCCTCTGCCACCTGGTCGGCCATGTCTATGAGGTCGGCACAATCGTTGCCGTTGTCGGCTGCGAGTTGAGTGATGCAATCAGCCTCCTCGGTGTCTTTTGCCAGTAAATCGGCCGGGTGAACGATCCTGTGTTTCTCGTGCAACCACAGGAAATCAAGCAGGAGCAGGTTCTCCTTGGTCTCGTGGATCCTAGTGCCGCGACCACACATTTGGGCGTAGAGGGGCCTGGATTTTGTGGGGCGGAGCACCAGTACGCAGTCGATGGTCGGATCATCGAAACCTTCGGTGAGCAGCATGGCGTTGCTCAGGAGATCGAACTCCCCGGCCGCAAAGCGCTCCAGGGCCTCCTTGCGATCGGATGATTCACCCGAGACGTGCTTGGCCACCAGGCCGACCTCGTTGCACGCGGCGATGAACTTGAGCGAGGTGTCGATCAGGGGCAGGAACGCCAGCACCTTGCGGAATGACGCATGCTTGCGCACCGCCTGGGCGATGGTAAACAGGTAGGGCTCGAGGGCATGTCCAAGTTCCTCGTCCGAAAAGTCGCCGGCCAGGAGGTGGACGTTGCCCAGGTCGATCTCGAGCGGCACGCTTTTGACCGTGATCGGACAGAGGTATTCCTGCCTGATCAGTTCGACCAGGGGAACGTCAATCGCCACGTTTTCGAAGAATGTCCCCAGCTTCCTCTTGTCGCCCCGGTCGGGCGTGGCAGTGACCCCCAACACCTGGCCGGTGAAATGGTCGAGGACCGTCTGCCAGGAATCGGAGATGGCGTGGTGGCAATTATGAACTAGGATGCCGTTGGCGAGGTAGGTGTTCCCATTCAAGACTTCGAGATTGTAGACAAAACCTTCTGGACACAACCGCTCAAATTCGCCTCCACTTCCTGGTTCAAGAATCTCACGACTGACCATCCGAGTGAACCTAGCAACTCGTCTTTCTTCTGGTCTTGGGCCTGCCTGGTGTAAGCCGCATGAGAGTTTCCATCCACCTCTATGGCCACTTTCAAACTTCGGTTTCCAATATCCACCTTGTAGACAGTTGGATAGCCACTGCCTCTGGGTTGCTTGGTCCGTATCGTAATTTCCATCCCCCATCCCAGAGCCATGGCCAGAGCTTGTTGGTGAATCGGGGGCGGGTGTCCGTTCCCTCGCCTGATTGTCGGGCCCCACCCCATTGCTCTTAGTTTTGTGGACACTAATGCCCGAACAGCTGCATCGTGCATCCCGTTCGTTTTTCTGAACTTGGTTATCTGCCCCCCGTGCTTCTTGAAGGTCTTGTTGATTGTTCGTCGGGAGAATTCCGATCTGCACTTCGGACGGTTGCAAAGCCGATTCTTGGTTGGGGTTCTGCAGATGATGCATTTCTTCATAAGGCATGATGGTAAGCACCATATCATTAGTGGTTAAGCCAATCGCCGCAACGAATCCTTTTTCGGTCCAAACTGGATGACGCGGGGTGCAAACCAATTGACGGCCATCTTCGAAGTTGAGTCGGCATAGAATGGTCGTTTTGTTCTTGAAGACATGCGTCACAGTGCCCAAGCCCAAGTGCGTGGTCACTTCGTCAAATTGCATGATCCTCTCAATTGGGCGGCCATCAACTAACGTCCCAGGCACAAAACATTCGTCGACCACGATCAGCCCAAAGTGATCGGCCGGCCACTTATCGAGCCGGCGAATCATGGTCTGAACCGATGCCACCACGACAGGTGCTTCCACGGAGGCTGTGAACTCCGCTTTTTCCTTCGAGGCAATGATCCCCGTGGCCATTCTAATTTTCTGAATCGCCTGGTCGATCAGCTCGTCCCGATGGGCGAGTACCAGCGTGCGCTGAGGTAGCCGGCGAGCTGCCAACCAGGCAAAGATGCAGGTCTTGCCGGAACCAGTTGGCAAAACCGCCAGTTGTCGGTTGAATTCCTTGAATCCGATTTCAACGCGCTCGATGGTCTCTTGCTGGTAAGGCCTCGGCGACAGTTGGTTTTCCGGGCTCAAAATGGAGTGTTTCCCATCGTCCCGGTTGATGTCGGTTTCTTGCGCAGCACGGGGTCGGGCGGCAGCACAGGGAGTTTGGGATCGGTGTTGAATGCCCCGACCTTGTTCTTGGTCACCTCGTTCCCACGCTGGGACATGTAGGTGTCGTGGATCAGGCTGGCGTGGCAGCGTAGCCCCATCGGGTTGATCCACGGGACACCCTCAGTGTCGGCCTCCTCCTTTTCAAACTCCCAGGCCTGGCCCTTCTTCATGTTTCGGATGCCGGACGCCTTGAGAAACGTGTCGATCTTCCAGATGCACGAGTCATGATCGATGAGGGCCTCTTTGAGCTTGGAATCCGTGCCCTCGATGTTGAAAACGATGTTGTATCGCTTTGACCCGTTGGTCTTCTTGCCGGTTGATATGTCCGTTGAGAATTCGAACACGCAGAGGACATAGTCCCCCTCGGGCACGACCGCGTAAGCACTTTCAGAGTCTTGGAATATTGGCATAATCAGTCCTTTGATTTCTCCTGCACTAGCATTTGGATTGGGTCTTTGCGTTTGATGGTCTCACCCAGCCGCTGTTCCATTTCGCGTTCGGCTGGGGCTTTTTTCATGCCATGGAAAGTGGCATAAAGTTCGAACAGGCTCTTGGGCTTGACCGTGCAGGCCTTAAGGAATTCAGCCTGGGGCAGGTTGGCCCGTTGGAATGCGGCCGTCACGTCCTCGATCACCCGGTTGCCCTGGCGACTTTTCAGCTGAAAGCCCGTCGGCACCAGCCCCTGCTTGACGGCCATCTCCCTGGCGTGAAACTCAACCGACTCGCACCAGTCCCCGAGCGTGCGAGCAATCTTGAGCGCCAGGCCCATGTCTTTGGCCGTCTTCATCTCCGAGGAATGCCATTGCGGTAGGTCCCATTCGGGATTGGATTTGAGCGCGATGTTCACCTGTTGGATCAATGCTTCGCAGGTCAACTTCTTGGCGCACCACCCACAGAACGTGCATGGCGTGGCCACGGCGAATGGTGCGGTCACGTTTTCCAAGATGGGCTTGATCGTCGCCCAGGCCGAGTCGGCATCGAACGTCAGGACCCGGTGTGTCTGGACCTGCGCGAACAACAGGTGCGCTTTGATCAGTGAAAACACCCCCTCCTCGAGGACAAACCAGGAATAGCAAGCCATCTGGGGTTTGTAGTCGCGGGGGCGCCACTTCAGGTCGAACAGCTGGTCGCCGCACACGATGTCCGGTGTGCCCACGATCACCTGGCCGTTGGGCAGGGTTGCCTTGCGCTGTTTCTCGATGATGAGCGGATGGTCCTTGAGCGGGGCCACCATCTTGATGTAGTCGGCTGCCCAGACCAGGTTATCCCGTTCGTCATCCTTGAACACGTCCAGGGCCTTTTCGTCACCACCCAGATAGGCGGCGATGGCTTTGTGACGGGCCAGCCCCGCCTCGATCATCTCGACCCGAGGCGTGACTTCAACCCTGACTAGGGCCTGCTGGTCGTCAGCACCTGGCGTGGCCGGCGTCAGTCGTTTGCTGGGTGTGGTGGGTGCGCTTACAAACTTCGGGCACTCCGCGAGCATGGGCAATGCGCTCGGTCTAATCATGGATTGATCTCCTCGATGGCACGCATGAAAGCGAGGTTTTGGGTTAGGATTTTCTTGGCACGGGGTTTAGTCAACATGGGCAGTGTGTGCTGGAGGTGCATGGAGGCGTGTGCCTCGGTCTTGATCGGCTGCGTCGACGGTGAAATCCATCCTTCCTTGACCATCCAGTTGGCCGCCTCAACGAAGTGGCCTTGCAAGATCAGGCCGATCTCTTCGATCGTGTCCTGGTCGAGTTGTTCTTTGGTGGATGGCATGTTCGGCTTCTTGGTCGATGGCTTCGGCGCCACCGGTGCGGGGTCGGCCTGTGATGCTTCCGGCTCGATCATGGCCGGCGGGGGCATCGGTTCTTCCGGCATGATCTCCAGAGGAGCCGCCTTGGTCTTCTTGGGTGCGGGTGTGCTGACCGGTCGCAATCCCATGGCGGCTTCGGTTTCGGCTTCGTTCTGGACTGGCGGTGCGAAAACCGGGGTCTGGGTTAGGCCGCTGAACCTTTGCTTCATGGCCTCCATATCGATGATCTGGAATTGCGGCTTTTTATTGGCAATCGTTTCGACAGGAGGGGGCAGATTCAGGCTGACGGGCGTCGGTGTCATGGGTTCCTCATCCCCATCAACCAGACCACTCGAGACGATCTCGGGGGCGAGCATGGTCACACCGAGTGTGGTGACCCGGGCCCTGAGCATGTTTCCAGGCGTTTTGATCCAGTTCGAATTCGGCCGCACCAGGCCCTGGCGTTGGGCGTCTTCGATCCTGAACGTGACCGTGAGCTGTTCACCCTCGAAAACGAACTGGCAGGTTGCCTTGAGCCCGTCCATGCCGTCATCAATCCACTTGTGTTTGCCTCCTTTCTTGCGGAAGTCAGCCAGGCACGCGGTCGCCTTCTTGCGCAGCTTCCCGTCGATGATGTCGTATCGAGCCATGACCTCGTCAGGAGTCATGTTGTTGGTGTAGCAGATCATGGCCAGCTGCCGGCCCTGTTCCACCCGGGTGCAGCCATACATGCCAGACTTCGCCATGTCGTCCCCCCAGGCGTTGACCGCCTCGAGAGTCGTGATGATTTTCGAGTAGAGTTGAATCGATTCCATAGCTTTGAAACGATCAATTCCCATCCGGGTGCTGCTGGCACCCTCGCACATGCGACGCAGTTTCCGGTTCCGGCCGGCAACTACGGTTTGGGTTTTAATCCGTGCAGATACTTGAAAACGGTTGGGTAGTGAAATCGGACGATCTGGTGTCCCATCTGAACACACGGAATCTTGAACTTCTTGACCTGCCGGCGCAGTGTCCGTTCCTTGATGTTGAGACGGGCGGCAACTTCCTCGTAAGTCATCAGCCGGTCCATGGGTGATTGATTGTCGTCGGTGGTCATGCGGTGTGTTCCTTCAACCCGTGCTTCGTCTTCAAAGCGTCGACGATCAGCCAGGTTTGGGTTTTTCCGGTCATTTTGCTTTTTCGTTCCAGCCAGTGTGCGATGTCCTGCTGCAGGCGAAAATTCTTCAGAACCTTCTTCGGTCGCTTCATCGGGGAAAACGATGCCCATCTTTACAGACGATGGCAAAGTTTTTCTTGCAAACGTAAAGACAGATCTTTACAACTGACTGGCGGTGCCGCTGAATAAAGATGAGGCCGGCAAAAAGAACCAAAACTATGAGAATAACGTGTGAACAATGTCCCAAAACCTTCAAGAAAGCTACGCGAGAGGCGTGTGTGGCATCCATGCGAATGCACGTCGGCCGGGTACACGGCAACATGAAGACCAGGAGGCCACCGGGTGAAACTCCTGAAACACGGAAGGCCGCTCGAACCCTTAAAAAGAGGGCGTACCAACGGATGTGGCGCCAGCGCCGTCAAAATGGCCACTCCATGAATAACGGGGCTTTCACCATGGGTTTTTGCCCTTGTTGCGGCATGAACCTGGAAGTCCTGGCGACTGCCCTGGCCGTTGTGAACAAGTCACAATCATGAAACACGCTGAAACAAAACGAGCCGTCAAGAGGAACGTCAATCGGCACAAGATCCGATTCCCGGTGGCACGAGCGACGGCCTCCCTCGACACTGCCGTCACCGAGGTTCAGGTGTTGATTCGGGCCAAGAACGGGTGGTCGACCGAGGCGATCGCCAACGATCTTGGGTTGTCCAAGGGCCAGGTGGCCTATCGAATCGCCAAGGGGCTGGCCGTCGGTGACCGGGCAAAGTTCAGAAACGGTGAGAGCTGGGTGGCCCGACGAGCTCTGTCCCTCACGGCCCACGATCTGATCATTGAAATCGGCAAGACCATCAGTCTAAAATACGTGTGAGATGAGCCCAAAATCACATCCAACACCCGAGAGCCATCCATGGAGGAAATGCCGTGAAATGCACTTGCTCCTCAAAGCAAAAAGAAAGGAACGCAAGCGTATTTACGAAAGGGAAAGCCCGGTCAGAAATGATGAGTTTCGAAGACTGACCAGTAACGACAACAAAAGAAATCGCTACAGGAAAGCCCATGGGATTCCGCTGGATGCTCCGATAATTCCTCGCGGCAAATATATCAGGAGACCAAAATGAGGCCCGCACACTCGCACATATGGACACATCAGATTGAGCCCTGCCGGGTCAACACGGGGTTGGTTCGCAGCAGCAACCGGGATGGCAGGAACGGGTTCTTCGAATTCCCCGGCGGTCTGCGCGTCCTTTGCAGCGACGGCCTCGGATGGGAACACGTCAGCGTTTCATACTCGCATCGTTGCCCGACCTGGGAGGAGATGTGCCAGATCAAAGACCTGTTCTGGGATGACGAGGAGGTCGTGGTCCAATACCATCCCAAGAAGTCGGAGTACGTAAACTGTTTTCCCTGGTGTCTTCATCTATGGAAACCAACCGAGGCAATCCTGCCCGTACCCGCATCGATACTCGTCGGGCCACTTAAATGAGAGACGCACAGTTCAGAGTGGCCAGTGTTCAGGATGGGGTCGTCTTCATCGTGGATGAGCTTTTCTATCATCCAGAACTCCGGTACCTCTCCATAACCAACGACGCAGAGAATGTGGTCAAGCGGGTGCTCAAGGATCACCCGGGCAAGCGGATCGTGTATCAGGACACAGATGGCAACTGGGACGAGCTGGTCTACGACACCCGTGGCAACGTGCGGTTTGCGCCATGGGACGGCTGGCACCCGTGAGCCCACACTGAATGGACCTACAATGGAAATCTTGAGCTGGATGACGGTCAACCCCGACAACCTGGCCGAGCAGGTCTGCCGGCCGAGCGATTACTTCCCCGAACTTAAAGACGTCAAGGTTCAGTCCAGCGACGTTTCGCACGGGAACTGGTCGAACGCGGCGGTGATATTCGGAGGCAGTGGCCTGTTCTTTCCTGAGACGGCCGTGGTTCTCCAGCAGGCCTTGAAGATGAAACGATTCCCCATGGTGCTATGGGGCATTGGAGCAAACACACATGGCGACCATCTGGTCCAATGGCCGGAATGGGCCGGCCAGTTCGACTTGGTGGGGCTGCGCGACTACGGCAACCCGTGGGAATACGTTCCATGCCCGAGCTGCATGAGCCCGTTCTTTGACGAGGCCAGGGACACCCAACCGATCTACGATCTGGTCGTTTACGAGCACGTCGACTACCCGATCGACATCATTGGTGTTCCGAGGAAAACCAACAACCAAAAAGCGGAGGACTTCAAAAGGGTCCTGATGTTCCTGGCCTCTGGAAAAACGATTGTGACCAGTTCCTATCACGGCACCTTCTGGGGAATGCTGCTGGGAAGAAAAGTGCTCTGCTGGAAACCCTGGTCCTCCAAGTTCTACGGCCTCGAGCCGTTCCACTACAGGGTCAACGAGCAGAACTGGCATGCAGTCCATAGGAGATATCACAACACGGACAGCATCCCGGGCTACCTCCTGCGCTGCCGCCAGATGAATCGTGAGTTTGCGGCTAACGTGTTTAGGGTCCTCAAGCTCTAGGGTATTCGCAGTAGGGAATGCCCAGGCTTACCACGGCAAAGCTGATGGCGGCGGCGAGGTCAGATGTCACCAGGCATGGGACCTTCCGCTTTGAAAGGGTGGTAATCACATCAGCCTGATCCTGACTCAGCTTACCGCCTGGGGCTTTGAATTCGATGCAACAGCCCCGGCCGTTCACCAGCAAAGTAAAGTCGGGGTGCCCGGGCTGAATGGTCGATTTGCGGTCGGTGCGACTGTGGACAAAACTAACTTCGTTGAGATTGCACCAGTCGATGAATTTGTTGTGAGTCTTGGTCTCCTCCCTCCGCGCCTCCTTATCGAAGACCTCGACCAGTGTTAGGGCGCCGGCCTCCTTTCGGACTTCCTTGGGCATGCACCGCCGGATGTTCTCTGGAAGCAGGTTGGATTTGATATTCATTTCAAGTGCCTGCAGAAGATATCCCACTGCGAATCACTGTAGCGATACGCTTCCTCGAGGTTTCCGTAGCCCAGGGAACGGAGGGACTCTTCCAGCATCTTTGGCGTGGCGCCAAATTGGGCCAAGCCCACACTGTTGAACTCGACATGGATCATCGGATGCAGCCGGCAGATCGTGTTGATGGCGCCTTGGATCGTGCGCACCTCAAAACCCTCAACGTCAATTTTAAGCAGGTCCAGCCGGTCCAGCCTGAGATCGTCCAGTCGAATGCTGTAACGACGCCCAGGCAGGAGAGGCTTTCCTCCCATGTTGCCGCCTCTTTGATCCGTTGCGAACTGACTCCCGTCGCCCAGTGCCAGGTTGTAACAGTGCGCATGTGGGCAATTGTGCAGGAGGCAGACGAAACTTTCCGGCCTCGGTTCAAAAGCGTGGACCTCGCATTGCCTATCAAGGAACACCTTTGCCGTGTCACCTATGAAGGCGCCGACATCGAGCACGACCATTCCCGGTCGCAATTCCTGCCACACCTTGAGGCTGTTGAATTGATCATCCCAATCCAGGCGCCCGGTCTTTCGGACGTGAAGACATGCCGTGTTGTCGTTCTTCGGAATGAGCAAACCGTGGATTTCTTCCAGATCGAAAATCATATTCAGGTTGCTTTTACGATGCAGCAGCATCGATTGATCGGGCTCATGTCGAGGGTCGCAGTATGCAGGGCAGGACCCCACCCGGTGGCCTGAAGCATCCAGGCCAGGCATGCGGGATTGGGTGCCCAGATGGTGGTCGCATCGCCGCTGTAGACACCGCCGTCTCCATTGCTCCGCATCATCGGTGCCGGGTCGTTGTTGTGCCAGTAGGCTGTTTCCAGAAGCATGACGCCACCCTTTGCGCAGGCCCTCCGCGTCTGTCTTAGGGTGAGCATTGGATCCTCGACGTGGTAGAGCAATCCAAGGTTTTGGATGACGTCGAATTGTTTCGGGGTCGTCAAGTCGGCAACCTGGTGGACGTCAATGTGCCTGAATTCCATCTTGCTTTTCTTGATGCCGGCCGCCCACTGCGCTTGCTCCATGATGCCGGGCTGGTCAATCCAGGTGTCGATGCCAACAATTTCAGTTGCGCCCAAACCCTCAGCCTCAAAGCCCCACGCGCCGTCGCACGTCCCCAGGTCGATGACGCTTTTGCCTGAATAGTTGATGTCTTTACGGATCGACCGGATCATGTCCCACAGCTTTGTGCCGGGGCAATAGTTTGTCGTGAAATAGCCAGGCAAGAGCTCGATGGAATGATACCACCTCAGTGAATTTGCCTTTTTGATGATTTCTTCGTTCGTCATATGCCGATTATCCTGGGGTTAAAATCGTTGGCAAGCATCCAGCTCTTAGCCAGCGAGACATTGTGCATCTGGCTAGGCAGTGTGCGCTTGTTGGCCGGGTTTTCCCACACGCTTGCGTGCCTCTCGTGATAGATCAGATCGTGCAGGGTGGTGTTTTTGTTAGAGTGCGTCTTGTCGATCAGTAGGCGCAGGATTGCATCCCAGCATTCACGGCCGAGCAGCATGTCTGGAAAGTGGTTTTGGTATGTACGCCACCACCCAACTCGGAACGCATAAAGATCGCTTCCAGCGTAATGCGTTCCCATTTTGATGGTTCGCAGCGGCAGCGGAACGTCGAGCCTGACGAAGTCGCGCCGGAAACAATAGGCGGCATCGATGCTCTGGAGTGCGGCCACGATGGCGAAGCAACAGTTGCCGGCCACGCAGATGTCGGCGTTGGTTAGAACAATGATGTCCACGTCTTCCTTCAGTTTGGATGCCAGGTGAATGATGTCTTTGATGTATGGAATTCTACCCGCCCGATCCCGAAAGAGCCGGGTCCTTTCTTCTTTGACTGGCAGATCTGACCAGGGCTGAACATCCCAGGTCCTCCTAGCCAGCCTCATTCGCCGGATGGTATCGATGTTCGTTGGGGTGTAGGCCGAGTAAACGTGGAAGATCATAACCAGCTTTCGACGGTGTCGACAATCGCGGAGAGTGAACCCATGAAGCGCGAATATTTGACCTCGAGCTGGCAGTTGCCGCGTGGGCTGGATGTTGCCCACCCATCAACCGTCAGTGCGATATAAGGCCGTGCGCACCCATGCGCCAGGTGCAGTGTGGCCGTGTCAGTCGTGATCGTTCCAATCGCATGGTCCATGACGCCGAGCAGGTCGTAGATGCGGTGACACTGGATCCTGGCCAGGTCAATCAAGGCCACCGTCGGCGCCAGGTGCTTCAGCATCTCAAAAACCTTCTTGCCGTGCGGGAACGGGCTGGAAACGCCGATCGTGTTGATGGCGATGTAGGGCTTGCCGTTGAGCTTTGGAATTGCCGCCTGTTCCCGCTTCGAGTTCCTCCGGTCGAACACGAGGGGCAGGTCGTTGAACAGCTCGAGCGGCACTCCGGTTCTATCCAGCATCGATGTCATGAAGTTCGGCCACCTCTTGAGCTCTATCCCCCACATGTGCGCGTAACACTGAAGGACCGTGCCGCCGCCGAAGTGGGCCTCGGCATACTTGCGAGCCTCGGGCATGCCCATCCACCAGTGGACCGGAAGAGCGATCGGATCAACGTAGGACACCCCTTCCAGCACCGAGGCGTAATCCTTCGACATGATCAACTTTGGATTGGCCCCGGTCGTATCAGCCAGGTATTTCATGGCCGGCAGGAGCAGGATGATGTCACCGAACCGGCCGAGCTGGATGTAGGGAAAAGGGTTGGGCGTCTTTTCCCCGAGGCCTGCCCTACGGCGCAGCAGGGTGATCAACTTGCCATCCTTGGTTCGGTGGAAGAGCACGGCGCCTTTGCGGAGGTAGTCCAGCCCAAAGGTGCCGGTGCCTGGGATGCCTTTTGGCGCAAAAGTCGGAGGGTTGCCGATCTCGCCCCAGAGGTGCTGGAAGAGGTCACTGCTCTTGGCTTGGGCCACGATGATGTCGGCCGTCGAGATGTCGAACGCAACCTTCGGGCTGGTCATCACGGGCTTTTCCACCTGGAGGATGGCGTCGGCCGGATAGATGCCCACGCCGGTGAAGTGACGCATGGGCAGGCCGGGTTTGTCGCACGGCACGATCTGCCCGAGATACCGCGCCCCGCGCACGCGATATTCAATGTCCAACCGGTCAAGCCACCCGGCACAGAGCGGCACCGCATCCGGCTCGAGGAACAGCCAGTGCATATTTCGTTCCTTGGCGAAACGTGCTGCAGCCAGAAAGAGCTCGTTCGGACCTACCGGCCAGCCTTTGACACCCCGATCGGTGGTGGTGACCAGGACCTCGCTGAATACCTTGGATGCCTCGTCTCGAATCTCGAAGATGCTCGGGGCGGGGGTGTCGGCATCGGCCACAATCACTGTGATATGGTCCCGGCAGCCGCCCAGCTGGCGCATCCACCGGATCAGATTGAGCAACTTTGGGACGTCATCTTTGTAGACTGGCAGAGTGCATAGCATCCGTGTCTTCAGTCCCCTTGCTCGTGCCGGATCCAGCACCCGGGGTCTAGCTGGTTGAACCGTTCGCTTGAGAGGTGCTTTTTGATGATCGAGAGCGGGGCCCATACTTTCGCTTTGAGCGGACAATCACAGGCCTGGCAGATCTTCAGGTCGTTATCCATGGATGTGTGCAGGTCCAGATCGTTCAACGCACTGAAAATGGCCATGATCTCCCGGGCGGCCAGGCCCGTGAACCATTCAAGCACATTCCCCTTCTTGTCGTTGAGTGGACACTTGACGCAGACCTTGGCCCGTTTCTCGGCAATCTCGACCGGGACAGGTTGGCCCTCCCCGAACCAGTCAATCCACAACTTGATCCCAGCGGACGTGTTGGCGAGGAACCTAGCGCCTCCCGCAACACTTTCTCTTGCCTCTGCGCGGAGGGACAATTTCGGCAGAGGCACCGTAAAAGGTGCTGGAGGCGAATCAGCGCACCAGGACCTGTTGTTCTTTAGCCGGCAGCACGTATAATCATCCAACTGATCGGCGACCACGTCGGAATCTGTCGCCAGTTTGTATTGCCGGTTCGCATTGCGGTGTTTGATGATTGCAGTAACAACCTGCTCGAACATCAGGCCGGCAGGCGCACGCCAGCCAGTCGCAGGTTCCAAAAATTGCCACCCGCCCGGGGGCCATGTGGCTCTCGATTTGAGCATGTTGATGGTTATCCCCCGCACGGCACCGATTTGCAAGCGTTCTAAATACGTTGATCTCTAAATCGTTAGGCTTTAAGTTCGAAGCGTGAACGCGGACGAACAATTTGTGGCAATCAAGAAAGTCTCGGACTTAGGCAAGCCCGGGTCTCCTGGCCACGCTGTTGAGCTGGAAGTGACCATTTCCCGTCGCCAGATATTCAAGGTCATCGTTCCGTTTTTGGTTGCAAGCTTGTCGCTGGCCGCCCAAAACGGGGACGAACTGCGACGCGAGCTGGCTTCCGACAACGATTAACGCGGCCGTGGGTTCAGCAGAATGGACTCTGATTATGAACTTCTCTACCGCTTCGTTGGTTGAACAGGTGATCTGGGAGATGCGCGATGCAGACAACCCGCGTTCTGATAACCGTGCGCTGATCGATCGCTTGTTCAACGGGTTCCCGCCGTGGACCGCTGAAGAAGCAGAGTCGGCTCGCATCAACACCAACGTCAACTTTCTCGACGGCCCGAAGCTGGCGGCTGATGCACGCCGTTCGTACTACAATGCATTTCTGAAGCCGGCCACTTATTTCACGATGACACTGGACTCGGGTCCCGAGCGTATGAGGGGGACCTGGTCGGCCATCGTGACCAAGGAAATCAACCGGATCCTGAAGGATTCCCTCTGCTACTTCGAGGTGATCCGGTCCCAGATGGCAGCTACCGTGCTGCACGGCATCGGGCCGGTCCATTGGGCTGATCAGGAAAAATGGCGTCCCCGAGCTCTTGATATCGCCGACCTGCTCATCCCGTCAAACACCCTGCTTTCCCTCGAAAACCTCTGTCACTTCGCGATCTGGCGGCAATACACGGCCGTCGAACTCTCGGACAAGATCGAGCGCAAGAACATCGACCCGGCATGGAACAAGTCACTGGCCAGGAAAGCCGTTGCCTGGTGTGTAAGGCAGCCGACCGGCCAGACTGGCGCATGGGACACACTGTCGCCCGAGAAGGTCGTGGAACAGATCAAACAGGACGGGGTGTATTACGGATCCGACGTGGTGCCGACCATCGATTGTTGGGACTTCTATTACTACGACGATGAGGGAAGCAAAACCGGGTGGCGCCGGCGCATGATATTGGACACGCCACCCAACGGTGAGATTGGAAGTGACAAGATCACCAAACAGGCGATTGGCAGCCAGGACGCTGAGTGGCTCTACAATGGTGCCGATCGTGTCTATGCCGACGACATCAGCCAAATTCTCCATTTTCAGTTCGGTGACCTAAGCCCGAAATCGCCGTTCAAGTATCACTCGGTGAGATCTCTGGGCTGGCTGATCTACGCCGTTTGCAACCTGCAGAACCGGCTCCGGTGCAAAATCAACGATGCCACTTTCGAGAACCTCCTCAACTACTTCCGCGTCTCCAACCTCGAGGACGCAGAACGGCTGACCAAGATCGACCTGCACAACTACGGGGTGGTTCCCGAAGGAGTCGACTTCGTCAAGCAGGCTGACCGGTGGCAGGTCAACCACGCCCTGGTGATGGCCACCATGGGCGACAACCGGCAGCAGATGAACGAAGCGGCCGCTCAGTTCCGCGAGGGTCGGGACACCGGGGTGCAGAAGGAGAAGACAGCTACCGAGATCATGGCCGAGGTCAACTCAGCCAACGCCATGGTGGGCACCATGCTTTTGCTGTCCTACGCCTATCAGAAGAACCAATACATCGAGCTTGTGCGCCGATTTTTCAAGGCGAACTCGTCCGATCCCGACGTGCGCAAGTTCAGGCTGCGCGTGCTCAAACAGGGGGTGCCAGAAAACCTGCTCGACGCCGATTTGTGGCAGGTCAGTCCTGAGCAGGTCCTCGGGTCTGGAAACAAGATGCTGCAGATCGCCATGGCCGAGAAGCTCATGGCCGTGCGGCCCCTGCTCGATTCTGACGCGCAGCGGGACGTTCTCCGCATGTATGTCCAGGCGAACAGCGACGATCCGAACCTGTCCACCAGGTGGGTGCCGGCCAAGCCGATCCTGGTGACCGAATCGGTGCATGATGCCGAGCTGATGGTCGGGCCGATCATGTTCGGGGTGAAAGTCAGCCCTCGAGCTGGCCAGGATCCTGCGCAGATCACCGTTGGTCTCCTGAAATCCATGACCGAGATCTGTCAGCGCATCGATGGCACGACCAAGATCCCCACCGAGTCCGAGCTGGCTGGGTTGACTAACATGGCGATGGTCATCGAGGGCTATCTCAAGCAAGCCAGTCAGGATGAAGGCAATCAGCAGATGGTCAAACAGGGTCAAACGGACCTGGCTCAACTGGTGGGAATCGTCACCGAGTGGAACAAGCAGGCCATGGCCAACAAGCAGCAGCAGGCAGGGGCCAACGCGGATCCGGCCGTGGCGAAGGAGGTCGCTCTGACCCAGGCCAAGATCCAGACCATGCAGGCAACTGCGCAGAACAAGGCGCAGATTACCGCCAAAAACGCCGCGCAGAAACAGCAGCAGAGGGAGGCACAGTTCCAGCAGAAGCAACGACAGGGTGAGGAGGATCATGTTGCCGGCCTGCGCAAGCAGCTGACCGCGACCCAGGTTGACACGACCATTGCCGACGCCAAGGCCGCGACTGACATCCACAACAAACGCATGGCCAGCATGGCTGAGGCCGCTGCAGCCACCGAAACGAGATCTGATGATTGAATCACCCAAGAAACGGTTCCTTCGCACTCCATTCGCCAAGACGGTGGCTGATTACACGGCCGACCCGGCAGTCGTGGCCGCGCTGGATGCCTCCCTGCTCCAGATGACCTGGGAACAGGGGACGGCAAAAACTGCCGAAACCGCCTCCGCCATCCACTGGCAGCTGACTGGCGCGAATAAGCTGCGCGAGCTGTTTCTCACAATCGCTCTAATCGACAAGCCAACCGCCAAACCTCGATCCGATAACCTGCCCAACGAAGTCTGAACATGCCTTCCACCACCAAGACGTTGCCCCCGGCACCCGCACCAACCCACAAACCCCAATCAGCCCCTTCGGTGCCTGTTCCAAGCGCCCCTGGCCCGGCTCCCACTCCACCCGCGCCGGCACCTCCATCCTTTCGGCCGGTGGACGACGATCTGGTCGAAGCCGCAGCCAAACCAGTCCCCAGAGTCGGGAGACAGGCCAGGACAGCGCCACAAGTCCCAAAGGAGTCTCCGCCTCCAGAGCCCGAAGAGGCACCTCCTGCGCCCATCCCCGCCCCGACGTTGGCAGGTCCTACAAAAACGGTGGAAGAGGACGACTATTTAATGGGTTCGGTGGCCTCGGAGATTGGAACCGAAACCAAGGCTGGCATGGATGCCTCCAGGGTCGAGGAATCATCGGCCACCGGACCCTTGAAAGCCCCGGAGCTGCGCACTGAGTATGCCAGGGTCAAAAACCGCGTCATCCAACTGGAGAAGGAGCTGACCGAATTCAAGGCCAGGACGCCGGCCGCACAGTCGGTCGACGAACCGGAGCGGAAGGCTTTTGTAGAGCAGATCACCACCCTCAAGAAGCAGGTAGAGGATACCAATGGCGCTCTCAAGGTGGTTGCGTACGAGCATAGCGACGAATACAAGACCAAGTACGAGCAACCGTTTGCTGAGGCCTGGCGTGATGGGGTGGAACTTGTTAGCCGCCTGACCATGACAGATTCCGACGGCAACACCCGCAAAGGAACCGAGAACGATTTCGGAGCCATCATGAGCATCACCGACGATGAGAAGGCGGGAGAGATGGCTCAGGAGATGTTCGGGTCGAATTCTTTCTACGTCCTGACCGAACGTCGGGACATCATCAAACGGCACCACGCCAGGCGCCGGGCTCTTCAAGAGTACCGGGACAACCTCGGCGAACATGAGAAGGCTCAACTTGAGACCGCGAACAAGCAGCGGGAGCAACGGGATGCTCAACACATGCAGGCCGTTACGACATTCAAGCGGTTGAATAACGAAGCCGTCGATAAATTCCCCCAGTTCTTTGCGCCCACGCCCGGCGATGACAAGGGCAACGAGTTGCTCGAGCGTGGATTCAGAGAAGCCGACCTGGCGTTCAATGGTAGCCCGGAGCTCACCCCCGAGCGCAGGATCCAGTTGCACTCGGCGATCAGAAATCGAGCGGCTGCCTTTGGCCGGCTGGTTCATCAACTGAAGACCAAGGACACCCAGATTGCCGAATTGGAAAAGGAACTCGGGGAGATCAAAGGGAGTGCGCCTGACGCCGGCCAGGTGGGCAGGGAGGTGTCCGGCACCAAACGGTTGACTGCTGAGGAGGAGATCGATGCGGCTGCGGTCAGGTATCGTTGATAAGGACAAACATGCCACTGCGAAAAGGACGTTCAAAGAAGGCTGTATCAGCAAACATTGTGATGCTCATGCACGAGGGCTACCCACAACGCCAGGCCATTGCGATCGCGATGAGCAAGGCGAGGATGTCTCGGGCAAAACGCAAGACACGGAAAAAAGCCCGTCGGGCAACGAAGAGGCGGCGGCGGTAGGCCATCGCGCTCTTGACAGTTCGCCTCGACTAAACTACACCACGGATGGGACGTGATGGTGCTGGCATCGTCCTCCAGCAGGAACGTAGTTTCTGGATTCGTTCCATCCAGCGTCGGGAGCCGTCAAGCTCCACCTGGTCGCCCCGCGATGGCCAGGTCAGGGCGCCTCGCAAGCGCAAGCGTAGGCTTTTGCCAGGGCTGTAGAGCCCGTCCTCGCAAGCAAACACTCACAGACACCGTGTAACCTGCGGCCGTTTGGGCTGCACAACTGAGTTTTGCTTTATGGCGAGTTTGGGTTGTACTGGAAACATTTCGTGCGCTGCGTTCACCGACATCATCATGCGGCGAACCGAGCACCTGGATGAGGAGATCCTCAAGGACATCACCCCGGTTGGCAGCATCAACGGCATGATGGAAATCGGCACCTTCCAGCCTTTCGATGGAACGTCTCACACCTACGACCGGTTTAATCGCGTGGCGATTGATCATTCGGCCGAGTGGGCGAACGTGAACGACGAGAACTGCGAGGGTCAGCCTTGCGACCCCTGTGAGACCCTGGTCTGTTTCGGGTCCACGCGGGATGAGTTTCACCTCGAGCAGAAATCGTTCACCTCCTGCCTGTTCTGCTACGACCAGATGCTCACCATTGACCGGGCGAAGGAACACTACGCCAATGCGGTCGAGCAGCTGCGTGCGGCCCAGGAGCTGATCATCGGCAACCGGATCCGTTCCGAGGCCTTCCGCTATGCTGGCTACCACTGGGTGGCCGGGGGCGGGGCCAACGCTGGCATGACGGCATTCACGTTCACCGAAACCGGGAACCTGATCAATGTCCTCCCGTCAGTGCTGCCCACGTCTAAGCTGACGGTCAACATGCTTCGGCGCCGGCTGCAAACGCAGATTCTCAACGGTGCGCTCGGCAAGACCCCGATGGGCCAGCCGCCCGAGCTCGAGGTCCTCACCGACATGGAAACCATCTGGGATCTGATCGAGGGGGACTCCAACCTCAAGGATTCCTGGCGGTTTGACGCCTTCAATGCTGGTGCCATCGAGTATTACAAGTACGGATGGGCCGGCCGGGTCGGCAACTTCATGCTCAAGGCTGACCTGCACCCGATCCGGTTCCAGATCCTGCAGGATGGCGTCACCCTGAACCAGGTGTTCGCCTATTCGAACGAGGCGGCAACCAACGGAATTCGCGGCGTGGTCAACGATGCCTACATCAATGCGCCGATCCAGGCCACGTTCATCTGGCATCGCCGCGCCATGTCGCAGCTGGTGCTCGATGCCGCCCAGGTCCACCCGATGATGCCGTTTGTCCCGCGCAGCTTTGGCGGCAAGTGGCAGTTCGTCATGGACAACCTGACCTGCGGTACCGCCGTCGATGCCAACGGCCTGGTGATTCCGATCGCGGTCGACAACAGCCGCCGCAACAAGGGCAAGTTCATCGCGGACTTCAAGTTCTCGACCAAGAAGCGGTATCCCGAGTTCATGGAAGTGATTCTGCACCTGCGCGAGCCTGCTTGCATCATCCCGGTGCCGGTTTGTCAGGATGCGCCCCAGTACGTGACGCAGGACTATTCCTGTGAGCAGTGCGATTGCGAAGCCGTCGAAGGGCAAAGCGAGGAATAAGGTTTAGCGCGGCGGGTGGGTTCCAGAAAACTGCTAGTCTCTCTGGGCCCACCCTCGCCCCCACCTGAAAGTCGTATGCCTTATCAACCCATGGCGCCCGGTGGAATCCCCCCACCACCGGCTGCAGGACCCGGTCCATCCGGGCTACCTCCAGGTGCCGAGCAGGGCCAGAGTGCGCTCCTGCCTCGGAACTTGTTTGGCGACGGGGTCAAGCCAGGCGACACGATCACGATGAAAGTGGCTGCCGTGTATGGAGACGAAGTCGAAGTTTTGGCGACGGCCGAGTCTGCGGATGAACCGGAAATGGAAGACGAACAGCCGCCCGTGATCACTGCTGATCAGGAGATCGAAACGGCGGCGGAACAGGCTTAGTTATGGCACAAACACATCAAGATCACATATTTGGTCGGGACGTCGGCAGGCCAGCGGGAGACTCGCCGGTTGGGCGATGGGCCGATCCTGAAACATTGGCCAGGCTGGGGCCCTACCCTTGCCTGCAGTGTTTGTCAGACAAGCAGCTCAAAATCGTGGCAGTGTTTCTGTTGTGCATTATTCTAGCGGAGAATCCCAATGCAGAATGCACGGTGGAAGAACTCATGCGCAACAATGCCTGCGAGGGCTGTTTCAGTGTGCGCCAGGGTTGGCAGATTCTCGTCGCCCTGATCGCCCAGTATGCGTTGGATCAGAGTTTTATCCCTGATCTGGATCTCGTGATCCAAGAGGCGGCCTGCCTCAATTGCGCCAGCGACAAACAGATCCAGGGCATGCTCATTGGTGTTTTGGCGCGGGGCATAGAGACCGGCACCTTGTTTTGCCCGATTTAGTTGCGGTTGAGTAGGGTTAGGCATTGGTCGCGGCTGGCACCAGGTGATGCGGGGCCTGGTGCCGCCCTGGCCCGTTCTCTTTGGACGATTATGGCAGTATGTGACCTGACTGAATTGATGCCGGATGCCAGGTGCTATCTTTGTCTGAGCGACAAGCAGCTCGCGGCTGTGCAGACTGTTGTTCTCTGCAGAATCCTCAACCAGTTGGATCCCATGGCATGCAACATTTCAGACCTTTTGGCGGAATCGCAGGAGTATCTGTTTCTTGGGACACGCGAAATGGCAGCGGTCCAGACAGCTCTTCTTTGTCTCATTTACCACCAGAGTAGTGGCCCGACCACTGGCGGGTCAGTCATCATCGACACTGTGGACCCTGTTGCTGACCCTGGTATGGAATCCCAGCTCTGGATAAACAGAACCACGGGCGGAGTTTGGTATTGGAACGACACCACCGATTCCTGGGTCTCGCTAATTGTATGAACTTTCGAAAGCCGCTTATCTTCATCGCGTTGATTTTCGGGGTGGGCGCGTTCGCGCAGATGCCACTGTTCAGGAATTCTTTCACGACCAACGTCCCTGGCGCTTATGTCAGGGGCAACCTGGATTTTGGTACCGCCTCTGACTCGTTTCGAGTTAATGGCCCATTTACGAACCTGACTGGTCCGGCTTATTTCGGGGGGCCGGCCACGGTGATCGGTGTATTCACCAACCAGTCACCCAACGCCTACTTTGTCAGCAACCTCGGGGTGGGCACTAAGTTGACCAACGGCACCGGTA